CACTTCCCCGGAAACTTCACGACGCACTACTGCGACCCCGCGGCGTTCAACAAGATGAGCGATGTCCGGGGAGGGCTCACGAGCAACGCGCAGATGCAGATGGAGCTCTGCGGGATCAAGTTGATTCCCAGCCGCCAGGAGCTGGACGTGCGGCTGAACGCGGTGGACCAGTTGCTCGCCCGCCGCGGTGGGTTCCTCGCCGATCCTTCCTGCACGAGACTGCTGAACGGATTCCAGGGAGGGTATGTCTACGAGGAGAACCCGCGCATGGGGATGAGCGAGTTCAAGGCGGACCCGAAGAAGAACCTTTTCTCGCATATCCACGATGCCCTTCAGTACGTGGTGGTGATGCTGTTCTACCCGGACATGAAGGCCGAGGCTCGGGAGAGCGTGGCGAACAGGATCATCGGCAACCAGTCATACTCGGATGCGTTGTCATCCCGAGGATACGGCGACGGGCAGATCGTCGTCGATTTCGATTCAAGGTTTGGATAGGAGGTAGCTGTGAAGATTTTGACGAAGTACTTGCCAGAGATCCCCAATCAGGTGATGGCGAAAGACGCGAAAGGCGGTTTCTACTGGTTCGCTCCCGGGCAGATGGTGGACACCGAGGAAGAGGCGAAGGAGATTGAGCGGCTTGCAGGCCGTGATATCATCTACAACGTGGTGAACAAAAGAGCGGTGGATATCGCGCAGGCGATCGAGAAGAACGGCGGGGATCCGGACGCCCTCATCAACGACATACTCACCCTGATTGCACCGAAGGAGAACGCCGATGGCAACGCAAGCTGAGGTCTGGATCGCCAACGATGGGTCCTACTGGACAACGGAGAGTCAGGCCCTCGCCTACGAGATGAAGCTGTTCCTCATCAACCTGGGGAAGTCGGCGCAGGCGATTCAGGTGGATGCGACGGGGAAGATTGACGAGGCGGGGATGACGGCGCTGGCGAACATGGCCGCATCCTCGATCACTATCAACGCGGCAACACTCTCGACTGCGATCTCTGCTGTCGCGGTAGCGGCGGTGACACCATGACGCCCTCCCCGAGAGTTATCCCCGACCTTGGGGATCAGTTCAAGATCGACGGGAAAACAGTTGTCGTTCTCGATACGGGCAGGACGATGATTACCGTGAAGGACACGGCAACGGGAAAGACCACGCAGGTCGAGCGGTGGAAGTTCACCAAGGCAACCCTTGTCTAACATCATCCATGCACGATCGAAGGGGGAAGGCGAGTTCAACCCGACGAGCAAGACCCTCTGTTTCCGATGTATGGAGCACGGGGACCACTACGTGTTCATTCGCGGGAGCAGGAAGTACGCCTGCACGAAACACTTTCGGGAGTGGATGGACGCCTGCAACAAGAGCGAGAGAGACCGTGACAAGATTCTGAGCGAGGAGGCCTGATGTGCCGGTAGACTTGGCGAGTCTCATGGGATCCAACTTTCAGGGAAGCGGTGCGACGGGGGCCGATGCGGCACCGGGGACGCCGGGGAAGAAGAAGCTGAAGAAGGTTGGAGACCATTGGGAGGATGAGGCCGGGGTGAAGTACGCCGATGCAGAGGGAAATATCGCTCTGAAGGAGGATGAGATTCCCCGGCAGAAACTGAAAGACCTTCCCAACGAGCAGGCGCAGGCGGCGGGTGGAGCTCCGGCGCAGTCCGTAATGGACGCCTTCGGGATGGAGAAGAAAACGGGGACGGCCGGGTGGGGGGTCACCGGAGGGAAGCCCGCACAGGAGAAGCAGCCCGATTGGCAGGTTACGCCAACCGACCAGAAGGCAGAGCAGGGTGGTTCGGACGACGCCAACCTTCAGGAGTACATGAGTATCACCTATCCCAACGGTCTCCATGAAAAAGACAAGCAGTCTCTAAAGAAGAGATGGGACAGTCTCTCTCAGGCCGAAAAAGAGCAGTGGCTCCAGGATGCCCGGAAGAAAAAGAAGGGGGGGTCCTCCTCGGTGATGGGAGGGTAGGCCATGCCAGTACCGGGGACCACCGTAGACCGAGGGGCGATTTCCACCGATGCCGACATCGGGATCTCAGCGTCTCAGCAGCCGTTCGTCGGACAGAGCGAGGCTGACCAGAAGCTCGCCGAGAAGATCGTCAAGCGTCAGGTGAGGCTCGAGGACGAGAGGGCGCTGGTCGATTCGACGTGGGATCTGATCGACAACATCGGGACATCGCGGAGGGCGGTCTACGATCTGGGGCAGACCCGGGGCCGGCTGGTGGGGGAGAAGATCGGGGAGAAGATTTACGACGGAACGATGTCCGCTGCCGGCCAGGATCTTGCCGATGGGTTGCAGGGTCAGACGGCGATCAAGGGATTGACGTGGTGGGCGGCGCACCTCCGGGACAAGACGGCGCAGAAGGACTACATGATGCGCCAGTGGATCGACGACATCCAGGACTGCGCCCTGACGGAGATGGGGCAGTCCGACCTGTACGATCAGGACAACGAGGCCACGCAGGACGCCGTGTTCATGGGGACGGCGACGATGGATAAGCCGATCTGGTTGCCGGAGTTGGGAAGGCTTCACTACCAGACCCGACACCCCAGGGAAATGTTCATCGCCCGGGACGACAACGGGATCATCAACCTCCGTCACCGGAAGTTCCCCATGACCCTGCGCAACATCGCGGACAAGTTCGGCGAGGACAAGCTGGACCTGAAACTTCGGCAGGCTGTCATCAACAATCCGTTCAGCAGGAGGATGGTCATCCACGCGATGTATCTCAACACCGAGAGGGACACGAGGAAGTGGACGGCCGAGAACAAGAGGATCGCAAGCGTCTACGTTCTGGAGAGCGAGAAGCTGATCCTCCGAAAGAGCGGGTTCGACGAGTGGCCGCAAATGACGTGGTGCTGGAGGCTCAACTCCCAGGAGACCTACGGGCGCGGCCCCGCGATGGACACCATCTTCGAGAGTGCCACGCTCAACTCGGCGATGCACTACCTTCTCGACGCGGCCCAGCTTGCCGTGCAGAGGCCGATGGTTGCCGACGAGTCGCTGAAGTCGAAGATCAAGATCGGGCCGTACGGGATTACGTGGGTCACCGGGAATGAGGGAGCGAGCATACGGGAGCTTTTCAAGCAGAACCCCGACTACCCGATTGCGATGGACTCCCTGATGAAGATGCGCGACGAGCTCCGCGACAAGTTCAAAGCGAAAACCTTCATGCTCCTTTCGCACCTCACCGAGATGACCCAGCGAATGAACATGATGCAGATCGCCGAGATCAAAGGAGAGAAGGCTTCCCAGCTAGGTCCAATCATCGGGCGAAGGGAGTTCGAGCTCCTGGGTCCGATCATCAACTCAACCGTTGCAGTTCTGATAAAGAATGGGAGGGCACCGCGGCCGCCGATCACCGCGATGCAGTACGCCAATTCCCCGATGGACTTGGAGTTCCTTGGACCGATCGCCACGGCGTTGAAAAGATTCGTGCAGACGCAGGGGCTGAATCCTTTCATCAGCCGCCTCATCGGGGATGGTATCCCCTTGCTTCAGGTGTGGCCCGAGATGAAGGACAAGATCAAGCCAGACGAGCTTTTCGACATGTACTTCGAGGCAGATGGTGCACCGATGAAGGTGGGACAGGATCCGGCGGCACTGGCCCAGATCCGAGCGGCGAAGCTGAAGCAGCAGGAAGCGATGAGGAAAATGGCTATGGCGAAGGAGGCCGCTGACGGGTACTCCAAGGCGACGAAGGCCCCAGAGCCCGGCAGTCCCGGGGAACAGTTGATGAATCAGGGAGGCGGGCAGTGATCGAGTTGAAGAAGTACCTGTACCGGGGGACGATGGAGAGGCTGGCGAAAAAGCTGGTGTTCGCGGACAGGGAGGGGGTTTCTCATTCCTACAACCCGGACGGAGCACCGTACGTCACGACCACCATCGGACAGGAGTTCTTCGAGCCAGGGGATTACTTGGTTTCAACACTGGACGGAGCGGTGGTGAGGGTCTACAAGGCCGCCGACTTCGAGCCATTCGCAAAGGAGGTGGATGTTGCAGAACCCGTTCAACAGGAGGACGCAAGGCCCGACGATGGGAGAAATGGCAGTGGCGACATTCACGGGCCGAGCAAGCCCGGAGATGGCGATGGAAGTGTTCGGGTGGCTGATGGCAAAGCTGAGGCTATGGGGAAAACTGGACTCGGCCGAAAGCGTCGCGCTGCACAACGTCTCGTTGGAAATCATGGGGGAGATGAGGGCGAACCCTTCGACAAATCTGAAGGATCTCGAAAGACTCACCCTCGTCATCGAGCACGAAAGACCTGAAGACGCTCCTTGACAACTGTGCTATCTTAGGAGGTAGAGAGTTCTATGGCTGACGCAATGATACCAGAGGCCACGGGCAGCGTTGCTGCACCGGCGCCCGCTGAAACCGGAAAGCCGCCGGGGGGTGAGGCCCCCAGCCGTCCCAAGCTCTATGACCAACTGTCTGAACCCGGAAAGAAGTCGTTCGATGCGTCGAGATTCGGAAAGCTGGAAAGGCTCGATGATCTCGTAGCGGAAGTGCGGCGTCTGGATGGGGAAGTAGGCAACGGAATCAGGGTTCCCGGGAAGGACGCGACGAAAGAGCAATGGGCTGCATACCGAAAGGCGATGCAGATACCTGACGCCCCAGAAGGGTACAGTCTCACGAAACCCCAACTACCCAACGGATTGCCTTACAACGACCGGCTGGAAAAATGGTTCCGGCAAGAGCTGTTCGACGCAGGTGTTCCTGACGGCATGGCACAGAAGATGTTCAACGACTGGAACGCCTTGCAGACCGCTACCTTCACGGCGAATCAGAAAGCCATTGAGGATCAGCGGATCGCCTTCGCAAAGCAGGCCACCGAAGAGTTGCAGGCAGAGTTCAAGGACGCATTTCCCGCGGCGATGCAGTCCATGAGCGCGGCCCTGGCGAGGTTCGGCGGCACCAAGGCCCTCGACATCATCAAGCAGGCGAGACTCCCCAACGGAGTCACGCTGGACAATCACCCCGATTTCATCCGGATGTTCGTGGAAGTCGGACGGAGGATGGACGCGGACACGATGATCGCTGGTGATACGGGGACGGTGAGGGCGGAACAGAGCAGGCCGGGACTTCCTATAAACCCGAGGACGGGACAGCCGATGACGCAGTTCTATCCGGGAATGGAAAAGGATCCAAAGTACCGGGTCAAGGCAGAGTAATCCGCTGGGGGGAGACCCCTTATGCCTTCAGGTTTGGCTACTCAGTACACGATGACTGAAGTGGCGCGTTCCCACGGAGCCGATGGACGGCAGTTGTCCATCGCCGACACGATCTCTTTCAAGGCGCCCTACTTGGAAGAGGGACCCTTCATGGAGGCGAATAACTTCAATTCGCACAACTACATGCAGACCCTCTCCAAGCCGCAGGGTTCCGATGTTCGCGTGAACCTCGGATATACCTGGGAGAATCCTGTCACCTTGCCGGCCGTGGCCCCCGTTCAGGGCATCGCCACCAACACCAAGATCGACACGGTTCTCCTTTCGAGAGAGAGAGACCCCCAGGGGTTCCGCATGGCGCGGGACCTTCTCACCATCTCCGGTCTGAAGAACACAGTTCACGACCGCATCCAGTACGGGAACGCCTCGATGTTCCCCGACCAGATAAACGGTCTGTGGAGCATGTTTCCCAACCTCGCAAGCGGCGGGCAGATCGGACCCAGCGTCATCGACAACGGAGGGCGCATCGCCCCGGGCGTCGGTGGAGCAGGGGAGACATCGACCTACTCCGTGAAGTGGGGACCCGGATGCGTGTATTTCGTCTACCCTCGAGGCGGACGGGATTTCATCGTCATCAAGGACGGGGGCGAGCAGCTTGTCCCCGACAACTCCACTCCCCCGAAGTACTACTGGGCGATGGTCACCACGTTCATCATCCAGTTCGGTCTGGTCGTCGAGGATCCGCGCTACGTTCAGCGCGTGGCGAACATCGACGTAGGGACCGGCGCTCTGGCGACGTGGGCCAACCCCCAGAACGGAGCCAACCCGACATGGGCGGGATCGACGCCCAACGCGGCTCCCGCGCAGATCGCGGCATACTCGCAGTTCCCCGATGACAACCTTGACGGGGTTGTCACCTACACCTCGCGGCCCGTGTGGACGCAGATGAACATCGCGCTGGAGTCGAAGTCCAACGTGTGGCTTTCCATGGATGAAGCGTGGGGCCGCAGGGTGCTGCACTGTCACATGGTGCCCGTGAAACTGTGCGAAAGGATCTTCCCCGTGAACAAGCTGGTGGGAGATATCAACCCCTTCACCGGAGCAACGTATGCGGTCCCGACGACGCAGTACGAGCCGGTGGCGAGCTAGGAGACTGGCGATGACAGACGATTTGACGATCTTTTCCCAGAACCAGCTCATCACCGTCTCCGCGGCGTCCAACTACGCGGGGACCGGTGCGGGCTCGGCAGGGGCTGGTGTTCTTGACACCGGCCTTCTCGTCCCTTCCCCCGGCGGATCCGGTGGGTTCGGACAGCAGGGTGTTTTCGGAGGGAGCCCGCAGAGGTTCATCCTGAGCGTCTCGGTTGCACAGTTGTTCTTGGGTCCGGTGAACGCAACACTTCAGGTGTTCCTTCAGGACTCGGCGGACAACGTGAACTGGGCGAACACGAACCTGAGCGACATCCTCGCGGAGAACCTGACAACTCTCCAGATTCTCGGACAGAACATCCTCCAGGGGGATCTTCCGGGTATCGGAGGGAGCACGCAGACGGGTACGATCCTTAGGCAGTACCTGAGGATGTTCTACCTTGTTGCGGGAGGTCCCTTCACTGGTGGAGCAATAAACGCACGAATCGAAGTGATGTAGAAATCAGGGGCGGGGGAAACCTCGCCCCATTTTCAAGGAGGATGGAATGGAACACGAGGATTGTGTTGAAGAGCGGTTGCACATAGGCCCTGCGAAGGATCACTCCAAGCCTTCCGATCAGAAGGTGGACAGGGTTCCGATCGTGAGGACGGTCTCCGTGGTGACCGAGCGGACGGCTCCGAGAACGAAATAGAATGTACTCTGTCACTGACGCCCAGATGATAAACATGGCCCTCGATCTCGTGGGCTCGTCCTATGATGCGGCGGTGACGGCGGTTGACGGGAGTGACGCATCAAATTGGGGTCAGTGGGCGGGGAGATGGTTCCAGCAGACGCGCAACGCGGAGCTGCGGATCAACGAGTGGAAGTTCGCAATCAAACGGCAGGCCCTGGTGTTGAACACAACTGCGCCGAACATCACCGGGTTCTGGTTCGCCTACAACATCCCCACGGACTGCGCGTTCACTCTTTTCCTCTACGCGATCCTTCCTCAGTGGGTGTTTCTCTACCCGAGGAAGTACCTTCACATCATCCAGACTCCGTACATCAACGAGGACTTGTACTACACCGATCTCGACCCGACCAACGGCAACCCGTACGTGAAGTACATCAAGGAAATGCCGCTGGGGACCGGGTGGACGGACGCGAATTTCGTTGACGCGATGGTGATGAGGCTTGCCAGCAAGATGCTCCCGAAGGCCACGGCGAACCTCAACTCGGTGGGGATCTCCGGACTCTACGCGAACGAGTACGCGGCCCTCATCGAACGCGCGAAGGGACGAAACGCAATGGACAAAGAGGACGACCTTCCCGATTCAGGGCAGACGTATTGGAGTGACCGCGGTCAGTTCACCGGAGGTTGGGGAGACGGTGGATGACCAGCACGCCGCTGATCTCTGACTTCACAGCAGGAGAGCTGAGTCCATACCTTCAGGGGATGTCCCAGCAGCCCGTCTATTACAAGGGGGCATCGAAGGTTCAGAATTTCGTCCCGAAGTCAACGGGAGGATTCTACAAGGCCCCAGGGACACTAGTTGCTGGGCACACGAAGACCGATCTGCCGGCGATTCTCATTCCCTTCATCATCAACCAGACCACGGCATACGTTCTGGAGTTCACGAACAACCTCATCCGGGTGTGGAAGGACGGGGTGTACTACGGGGCGACGATTGCGGATATCGTGACCACGTACACAACGGCAGAGCTCGCCGATCTTCAGACATGCACATTCTACCCCGACATGTTCATCACGCACCAGAATCATCCACCGGCCAGGATACGGTGGGCGGCGGCTCCTTCTATGACGCTGGCAAACCTGACGTACAAGACCGCGACGATCAGCATCACGGCGGACGTGACCAGCGGATCCCCGACGATCTTGAACATCAAGGACACCAACGGGAACCCCTTCAACCTTCTTCCCACGGAAGCGATCTGGCTTCTCTCGGGGGCGGGGATCACCGCGGGGACGTACCTGAAGACGGTAACGCCGACGACGGGGAGTTCGCCTCTGGCGTTTCAAGCGCTGATGAGCGGCAACGGGACGGCGACGAACGCAACCGTGTCGCTGACGCTGACCCTTCAGCCCATCCCGTTCGGGAGCTCCGGAAACTATCCGAGGTCGTGTCAGGTATCTTTTCAGCGTATTTGGCTGATGAACACGACGAACAACCCTCAGACGCTATGGCAAAGTATCGTGGGGATTTACGATCCGAGCGACGTAAACGGAGCCGTGGGTCTGGTGGGAATGGCGTGGAGTGACATATCTACCTTCTCCGTTCCAATCCTTCAGGCCAACGCGGACGGAAGCCCGACGACAAACCCTCCGACGTACTTGCCCACCGTGACATTTCAGGACCAGATCAACGACGCTGACGCCGGGGACTACACGCTCAACTCCCCTCGGGACGACGAGATTTACTGGGCGGTTCCCATAGTGGACATGCTGGTGGGATCAGCGTACGGGGAGTGGATCATACCGGCGGGGTCGAACCCGAACACCTTCTCGGCGAACCAGATTTCAGCGGTGACGGACTTTCCCATTCCACCTCTCCTCGTCTCCGGTGGCGTCATCATGGTGCAGAAGCTGGGCAGGCACGTGATCCGAATCGACTGGCAGGGAGCTCAGAACCCTTTCCCTCCTCCGCAGGACCTGACGTTTTTCGCCGAGCACCTTTTCATGAACAATCCGATCATCGACTTCGACGTGCAGTTCACCCCGGACTGTATGCTCTGGTACATGAGGACGGACGGGACCCTGGCCGTTCTTGTCTACAACCAGCCGATGGGTGTCATGGCGTGGTGGAACAGGGTGACCAACGGGACGGTGGTGAGCCTGTGCGTTGTCCCCGGACCCGACCTTCAGGGGATAACCGACCGTGACGTGGTGTACCTGTGTGTGCAGCGCGGGGCGAAAACCTACATCGAGCAGGTGGCAACCCCGTATTGGACGGACAATCGTCAGGCGATTTTCTCGGATTGCGCCACGTACAAGTTCAACGCGGTGAAGTTCAAGACGATGGCGGTGGACACGGGATTGAACGGTCAGACGCTGGAGGTCGTTGCCGATGGAGCGTACATCGGGACCGCGATACCGGCCGCCGGCGTTCTCACGCTCCCCGGTGGAGTAAGCGCCAACTACGCCGTGTGCGGATTCAACTTCACTTCGACTGTTACTTCGATGCCGCTGGTTCCGCAGGACAAGGAAGGGACGGGGCAGTTGAAGAAGTCGGCCATTCCCCGAAGCCGATTCAGGGTCTACAACACCCTTTACATGAAGGCCGGTCAGTTCACGACTCCGAACGCAAGCGGTCTCTCCCCGATGACGAACGTGAGGATGGGGGACGTGGGGGTGGACTACACGAAGGCCAACCCGACTCCGTACTCCGGGTACTGCCGTGCATCAATTCTCGATGCCATGCGCGACGACACGTTCCTTTCGATAGTCTCCGACCTTCCTCTCCCGTGCTCTCTGACGGCGATTGTTCCTGACGTTTCCGAAGCGGAGAGCGGGCAATGAGGTTCATCGAGTACGAGCCGGAGCACCTTCTCTGGGTGATGGACGTTGCTCCCAGCGTCCGCCAGGAGCAGGTGGGGATTGACTTGCTGGACCTTGCGAAGAAATCAAAAACGAAAGGTCCATGTCTGACGCTGGTGAATGAGAACAACGAGGCGATCGCCTGCGGCGGTCTTGCGATGATGTTCAAGGGGAGCGCGGAGATATGGGTTCGCGTATCGAAGAAGGCGGGACCCCATGCGGTGAAGGCACTACGAGAACAGATGTACCGATGGATCGAAGGATGCCGGCTGGTGAGACTTCAGGCGACGGGGCCGGTGACGTGGGAAAGACTTCCTCCATTCCTTGAATGGCTGGGAATGCAGCGCGAGGGGGTTTTGAGGAAGTACGGACCCCATGGTGAGGACTACCTGATGTATTCGTGGGTGAGAGAATGAGCCAAGTAGTAAGCACGATCGTCGACGTTGCGGAGGTCGTTGTTGGAATTGCCCTTGCCCCGGTCACCGGGGGGGCGTCTCTTTTGATTTCCGCTGCTGGAGTTGGCGACATAGCAAAAACATTTATCGCCGAGAAGAACGCCAATGATGCAAAGGCCCAGCAGGACAACAATCCCGTTGGTAATTCTGGGAGCACTACCGATCTCAGTGGAGCTGGTACAGGTGGAGCGGGGGGAAACACCCCTGGGGCAACTTCGGGAACGTCTATGGTCCCGAATGAGATGGATGTCATCAACGAGAGGTCGGACGCGGCCAACCTTTCCCAGATCGCCTACGAGGAGCAGGGGCTTTCGTCCATTCAGAACCTTCAGTTGCAGGAGGCCAAGCAGGAGAGTTCGATCATAGCGGGGGCGGCCACCCGTGGGTTGAAGCTGGAAGGATCACCGCTGTACCAGTTGAACGCGCAGAAGCAGGCTGGGGCGACGGCTATTTCAGGAGCTGAGACAGCATTCAACCTCGGAGATAAGGCGCAGCGGGAATCGAATCTGGCGTCCTACAACTCGGGGTTGCTGAACATGTCCAACTCTCAGTTGCAAATCAATACTGACCTGTCGAACATGTGGCTGCAATCCTTCACGAACGTCATCAACAACACCACGTCATTCCTCGGCAAGTTCTGGAACCCGGCGCAGAACATGCAGAACGTCTACAACCCGGCGACGGGTGGTCCGCAGGGAGAAGGCGGGATTGGATACTATGGGTACTGAAAATGGCTGACGCATTCAGGCCCTCCCCGGCAGCAGTAGGGGATCTCGGAAACTCGGTCGCCAATTTATTTTTCACCGTCGCGGGGAAGCTCGACGATGCAGAGAAGGCAAGCGAGTACAACAACGGCGTGGAGACCCTTCGCCGCGGGCTGACGCAGTTCGACCTTTCATTGGATCAGAACCCCGACTGGAGGAAGTACCCCGAGCTCGCGGCCCAGAAAGAGAACGAGCTTTGGCAGCAGGTCGATCAGGCCACCAAGCACCAGGGAGCGAAGAACGAGCTTCAGCAGACTTGGCAGCAGATGAGGGACGCTCACCTCGGGGCGATAGGGAATATCTCCAACAACGTGCGCATCAAAATATACCACGCCGATCTGGTGAAAAGGATTGACCAGCGCGAGAAGGACGTTGAGGCGGGGACGATTACCGCAGCGGAAGCAGCATCGGCAAACGACGCAGACCTGAAGGCAGCATCCGACACTTCTGTAATCGACCCCACCGCGGCGTTCACCACGGGAGAGCAGTCGAAAGCCTACATGCAGACGGCCGAGGCAAGCAGAAAGATCAGGGAGGAAGCCCGGGCGAACGGGTGGGACGCGGCCATTGCGAAGATCCCCGAGATCGCGGGGCAGTATTCGGAGTTGAAGTCACCGGGGCAGGTGGACGCATTCACAACGACGATGGAGCGCCAGAGGGACTACGCGGAGGCCCGCCAGAAGAAAGAGGACGACAAGATCAACGGGGACACCGATATCAAACTGGCCGACATGTGGAGCGACTTCCTCATCGGCGAGAAGGACATCAGCCTCGACCAGATGAAGAAGGCAATTGACGGAGGTGACTTCAGGCGCCAGGAGGGGGCGCAGTTGAAACGGTCGTGGCTTGCGAACCTGGAGTCGTACGTGAAGCAGGGAGGCCGCGGGGGGAAGAAGTCGGCGTCCGAGGATTCCACGATGGGGAAGCTCATTGCGATGGGATACCAGATCAAGGGGACCGATCCTCTGTCACGGCAGAACTACATGAACATCGTGAACGCGGCGGCCGGTGTGAAGGGCTACGAGCAGTACGCGACACCGGACATTCGGGCCGGGTCGATCACATGGGAGAATCAGGCTCGTCTCCTCCAGCTCACCACGCAGGCAACAGACCCCAACATATCGACGGCGGCGAGCAGTCTCCAGAAGGATCTGAAGGACATTCCTGACGCCGGGGGGAAGGCCGTCATCGCCCTCGACGAGTGGAAGAAGAAGTACAAGACCGACAACAAGGGACGGGACCCTAACGGTCAGGAGATCGACGACGCGAGGAAGCAGATCAAGAAGTGGGTCATGGACCCGATTCTCGACACGGCGCTCTCGGAGTTCGACTACAAATCGAAGGGCAACGCGGCATTCCTTCTCGGTCAGGACTCCCCGTACCAGAACCTTGCGAAAGCGATGACCGCGGCACAGGCCGGGGAGTTGGACGACGTTGCGCCGTCTGACAGTAAGGCACGCTCGACGATAGCGAAACTCCAGACCCTCGCCATAAAGGACTTCGACTACAACGTGTTCTCCAAGATGACCCGTGGGGTTTCGGTGGATCCGAGGAAGTCGCGTCTGACGAAGGCGATCCCCATCATCGCAACGACGGATGGGCTGTACTGGAGGCCCTTCTTCGATTCAAAGCAGGGCCGCGTCATGTGGCAGTTCGCAACCCACCCCGACGATCCGAAAAACTGGCAGGAGCACCAGTAATGCCGGATCCCGGACTCCAGACTCTTCTCGACCAGAGCACGACGAGTTGGGGAGCACCGTCTCCGGATCCCGGCCAGAACCCTACACCGGACGACGTGGAGGCCCGCCAGCAGAAGGCCCGCCAGCTCATCATGCAACACTCGGACAATCCCGTGGAGGACGCGGCGAAGCTGGATAGTTCGCAGTTCCTTGCACCGAGGCTTGGCCTTGACGTTTCCACGATCTGGGGGAACCACGACCAGATCCGTCAGAAGATGTACGGCGGGGAAGTGAAGCCCACCACGTTCTGGGAGAGGCTGAAGAACACGGCGGAGGACTGGAGTACGCGCCGGCAGATCAACCAGCTCTCCACGGAACGGTACCTCAAGGGGGACGATTCGACGGTTGAACGGATCAAGGCCCTCAAGGAGAAATTGCACCCCGCGGATCAGACGATCAAGGAGTTCCCCAAGCAGGTGATGTCGTCACTGGTCGATCTCGGCATCCAGTTAGGGAAGGGCATCGAGGGGATGGTGGGGGCGCAGGTGGGCGCCGCAATGGGAGGATTCCTTCTCGGCCCCGTGGGGATGGCGGCTGGTGGGTTGGCCGGGGCGTCCGTTCCCATCCGTGAGCAATTCGATAGCGTGGTGTCCAGCCAGTTCGACGCCATGATGGATTGGAGGGACGAGAACGGGAAAGGGGTAGACCCTACCGTTGCCCGCGGCGTTTCCCTGGGTATGGGAGCGGTGATGACGGCACTCAACTTCCTGAAGATCGGGGAGATCCCCGGCGTGAAGCAGGGAGGAACGATCGTCGAGAAGGCCCTCATCGGGGAGATCCCCGGCGTGAAGCAGGGAGGAACGATCGTCGAGAGGGCCCTCATCAAAGCGGCGATGGAGATCGGTCTATCCGGGAAGGCGGCGGCCTTCGCGGCGGGGACTGTTGGAATGAGCCTTTTCTCGGCCGCGGCATCCAGCGCGAACATGCTGGGAATAGAGATGGGGAAGATCCTCACCAACGAGCAGAACGTCCCGAAGGCCACGGTTCAGGAGTGGATGACTCAACTCGGATTGTCGGCGGCGGTGGGAGGCCTAACCGGAGCTCCGCTGGTGGGGCTCGGCCTTCTCGATTCACACGGTCTGGTATCTCACCAGATCGAGGAGGACCTTGCAAGGACCCCCGAGGCGGCGGCAGCACCCGAGGCACCGCAGGCGCGCCGCATCGTGACGCAGGCAGACGAGAACGGGTTCAAGTACACCTACACCCACCCGGAGCGCCCCGGGGACCGCATCGAGGCAAACTACGGGGCGAACGGTGCAACGATCGAGAAGGTGACGGCACCGGACACCCGAGAGGCTGTCATCAACTTCATGAGGGATCACGTCGGAGAGAAGGTCCAGTGGAACCCCCGGACACCCGAGGAAGTGAAGGTCAGGGACCAGATCCTGAAGGACAACCCTCGCCGTCATGAGTTGGAGGCCAGGGTCAACGACCTGAAAGCCCGCCTTTCCATCGAGAAGGATCCGGAGATCCAGCGTCGAATCCGAACCGACCTTTCCGACTTCAGGACCCAACTCGACAACGTGGACCTTCAGTGGTTCGCCTCCGACAAGCCCGAGGACCAGAACGTCGGGGACACCATGCGCGAGGGGGACGCTCCGGACTTCCAGTTGGAGCAACCCCTGGAGGAGCTCCAACACGCGAAGCCTCCCGAGGTCGTTCAGGGGGCGTTCGGGTTCGCGGACAAGACCCCGGCCGAGATGGCTGACGAAGCCCAGCAGATGAGGATGTTCGAGGACGCGGCTCAATCCAACCCTGACGTTCCCCGTACGGCCGCGGAGGTCCAGATACAGGAGATCGCCCCATCGGCTACCCCGAAGGACCCCCCGCGGTCGGATATGGCCGAGCACCCCTCTGACAGGGCGGTTGTTGAAGTACCGCTGGAAGGGCTGCACGTCCAGGAACGACTTCCGAACATGAAGGAAGGGGTGAACGAGCAGGGCATCAACGAGAAGGACAAGATAGAGGGGAAGGTCTACGACAAAGACCCTGTGCGGCCCATTATCGAATACCAGTTTCTCGACGGATGGAGAGAGGTTGCCACCGGTAGGCATCGCAAGGAGTTCGCGGGAAGGATCGGAGAGAAAACGATTCCTGCGCAGATCTACCGTGAGGCGGACGGATGGACACCGGAGGACATGCACTTCCTCGATGCGAAGAGCAACATTCAGGATGGACGTGGGAGCGTAAAAGACTATGCCAGAGTTCACAAAAGACTCGGACTCACAGAACAGCAAGCCTTCGACCAAGGACTTCTGGGATCAGCCAGGGCACGCGAAGGTTTCGCCATTGGTACTTGGGCTGAAGATGATCTCTATACCCTCTATCGAAACGATAGAATCACGGCGGAAAAAGCAGCGGCCATAGCATCGGCTGCCCCACTGGACGCTGCGATGCAGCGCAAGGCGATCGGTAGGGCAAAGACTCTCGGGGCGGATGAGCTTGTCAACTACATCAACGCGATCAAGTACACCGAGCGGGAATCGGGAAAGGTAGGGCAGGGCGTTCTTTGGGGAGACGACGAGCCCATGATGGTAGAGGCGGACAAGCTGGAAGCGGCTGTCACCGAGAGGCAACACGAGTTGTCGGCCACCCGGGGGGCGCTGTCGAAGGCCATGAGCTTGTCGAAGGAGAACGCGCGGAAGGTACTGGACGAGCTGGGCTGGAAGACCGCGGGGACGAAGGAAGAGATCAAGGCCCGCATCGCGGAGCTGGACGATGAGATCCTTCGGTGGGCGAGCCCGTGGAATGACCCGCCGCTGATGGACGAGGCGAGATCGAGAGCGAAACTTGCGCCGGCCGTAGTGCGGGCGCCGACACCGGAGGAGGTAGTACGTGAAAAGCCGAGAGAAGAAGCGCGAGCAGCGCAACCTGAAAAGAGCGTTGAAAGACAGCCTGTACCTGAAGCCAAAGCACAGGAAGCGCCTGTCAGAACGGCTGAAGGAGATCCTGCCTCCCAACGCGAACCTGTAACGGCTGAGGAGTTCAAGGACATCCTCACCCACGACCCCGGCTACGAGCGGGCGCAGGGGGAGATCAAGACCCTTCAGGACCGAATCGCCGCGGAGAAAGAAAAAGGGAAGGTCGCCGTTGCGAAGGGGAAGATCGAGAGCAACATCCGTCTGGAGAAACTGCGGCAGGCTTTGAAGGCTACCCGGGAGAAAGCCGCGGCACGCGAGGCTGTACTGAAGCTGAAGTACAACGAGAAGGTCGCCCAGATGAAGGGGGCCGTGAACCGTGCGGTGGACGAGGGGAAGGCGAAGGCCGCGGCGGTTCAGGATCGGTTCAGCGCGCGGGACCAGAGGCGGGCCGCGGTGGAGCTCCGCAGTCAGTTGGAACGCGGGATTCTCGACATCAACCCCAGCAACATGCGGGACGAGTACCGTCTGCCGGCAGAGGACATCATCAACAAGGTCCGCAACATGAGGACGGGGACCGAGCCGCTGGGCGATGCTCTGGACCAGATCGCCTCGACGTTGGAGAAAGACAAGTGGTTCCCGATGGACGCGCAGGACCGGAAGAGGTTCGCGGACCTGACGAGCAAGAATTTGCGGCAGTTGACGCTAGGGGAATTGCAGGACGTTCACGACCTTCTGAAGATGTACGAGGCTCTGGACAACGAGGAGAGGAGGATCGAGCTTCGCACGGGTCAGAAGACTGTGGAGGCCGCCGCGGAGATCCTGAAGAACGAGGCACGGGTTCCCGCGGAGGTCGACGACCAGATCCAGAGGGACCAGCCGACACTCGCCGAGGCCGCGAAGAAGGCGGGGATGGGCGTGCAGGAGTTTTTCTGGCAGCTTATCGACGACCCTGACCTTGCGATACAGGCGTGGTTCAAGGGGAATCAGGACTCCGTGGGCTACGACCTGATGAGCGGCAAGCTGCTTCGCATCGAGGAAAACTACCTGCGTGACCTTTCAGAGCGGATGCAGCCCATCTCCGACTTCATGAAGAAGAACAAGCTGGATTGGGGATGGTGGCACGAGAAGATCAGCGTCGACCTGGGGGACGGCCGGAGCGCGGTGGTGATGCGCGGGACGATGCACGAGATGTTCGGGCAGAACCGACACCCGTACAACAAGAAGAATCTGGAGGCGGGATACTCCTTCAGATACAGCAAGGACCCGTCGCACGTGCAGGCCGAGGACAAGAACATGACCCCGGAGGACCTTCTGGATCGGAGGAGGGGGGACATCCAGAAGATCCTTTCCCAGATGGGGGCCTTGGACAAGGAATGGATAGCCGTCGAGGATGAGGTCTACAAGAAGGCCGGGCAGGCGGTGGATGCCACGCACTACGAGTTGAACAAGCGCCACCTTCGGCTGGAGGACCTGTACCGCGGGGTGACGAGGATCCCGGGGACGCGGGGTCCGAAAGCGGAGTTCGACATCGCCCTGCACGACTACAACCAGAGGTTCACCCGTGCGGGGGTGGACAAGGGGCACATGAAGGAGAGGACGGGGTACACGGGTCCGATCGTCCTTGGGATAGACATCGACTCTCTGGTGAAGCACCTGGACAACGTTTCGACGTACGTGACGAAAGAGGCGCACACCCGAATGGCGGGGAGGGTTCTCTACAGCCCGAAGTACAAGGCGGCATTGGAGGCGGCGCCGCACGGGAAACGGATGTACCAGATCATGGACCGCAACCTGAAGGACTTCGCGGGGATGCGGGAGCCCTACACGGCCGGGCAGAAGCTGGTGTCCGACCTTTCGCGCAAGGGGAAGACCGCCATTCTTTTCCTTAGACCGACGACCGCCGCTATCAACGCATCGTTGCAGTTCCGCGGGATGATCTATGCAGGTCTCCGTGATGGTCTGGTGGGGATCGTGGAGAACACGATCAGGCCGGGGATGGTTCATGGGAGGATGAAGGAGATCAACCCCTACTATGCGCAGGGTGTTGCCCGGGGGTTCACGCGGGAGCAGTCGGAAATCTACGCGATGAACGTGTCGTCGAAGGTGATGGAGAAGGCGGGGAAGGTGGGGGCCAAGCCCGTCCAGAAGGCAACGCAGTGGGCGATTGCATCGGAGATGAATCAGGCATGGCATCACGCGATGCGGGGACTGAAGGCACTGAGGAACGGGAAGGTGGCGTCCCTCCGTGACTTCGATCCGGACGTAGCCCGGGCGATGGCTGACGAGAAGGGGAACCTTTTGACCGACGAGCAGTTGAAGGCCCTCCCCGCTGAATCTCTGCCGAGCACCGCATCACGATTCAGCACGTACTCGGTCGTACGAACGCACGCATCCAACTTCCCCGAGGTCCAGTCTTTGATGAACAAGGATGTCTACACGTCGCAGCTCGCCGTCTTCCAGAGCGAGTTCCACGCGGCCCTCGGCGCGATGCGCAGGAAGTTCATGGACATGAAGTACACCCCGGGCGGGTGGAGGAAGATGATCCGGACGGGGCTCGTTCTCGGCCTTGCAGAGCCCACCGTGATCTGGGGCATCCGTGCATTGCAGGCGCAGTTGCTCCACCGGAAGAAGGAGCCGAAGTGGACTGACGAGATGGTGTTTCAGGCGGTGGGGGGCCTTCCGGGGATCGGCGGGGCCGTTCGGTCCGGCATGGCGATGGTGGAGAACGGGCCTTTCTCCCCGGCCGCTGACAGCTCCAGCTTTTTCCTCGACCAGTACCTGGGGGTGGCAAAGAGGCTGGGGTACGACACCTACCAGTGGGCGAAGAACGGGGCGGGGACGAAGAAGGGGATGAAGGCTCGGAACGATCTTCTGACTTCCTTGCCCGACATGATCCTCAGCCTAACGGCGGGCGTGTCCTATAGAAGCATCTCCGACTACGCCCAGGCGATACTCGCCAAAAAAAATCCTACGGGGGAGGAATAAAGTGTGGTATAATATCTCTACCGTAGGAGGTACACGGAATGAAGATTCTCGCAGGGTTGATTCTCACACTGGTCTTGGCCTCATGCACAATGCCGGACTCCAGCCTGTCACACCCGAGAAGGGGCGTGATGGTTGCGGTCGGGGCTGGTGGGAGCATTGCACGCTCTTTGGATCACGGGGAAACGTGGCAGGTCTCGATGGGTAACCAGATCAAGATTTTCAACGGTGGGCGAACCGACCTGACGGTCGATGGCAACCTCATCGTCAACGGGGAGTTGAACAAGGGGAGGTTTGCGCAGATCGACGCTCTGGCGTCCTCCCTTTCCCAGATCAACACCACGGGGTTCCCGGGGGACGTGTACGTTCGCGGGCACGTCTACCAATCCCTCGGGGAGGCGTGGAGCGGGCTGATAGCGAATAGCTTCGCAGGACGTGACATCCGCGGTATTGCTTTTGGAAATGGGGTTTTTGTTGCTGTAACCGTAGGGGGAGGGAAGATAGCAAGATCAACTGATTTCGGGGCAACATGGAGTGGGTTGATAGCCAACTCATTTGGTGGTGCAGGCATCTTTTCTATTGCATACGGAAATGGTGTTTTCGTCGCCACCGCTTCTCTCGGTGAGATATGCCGTTCTACTGATTACGGGGTAACGTGGAGCGCCCTTATTGCGAATCCGTTTGGTGGTGGAGAACAAATCTACTCAATAGCATACGGGGACGGAGTTTTCGTTGCGGTGAGCGATGGAGGAAACATATCACGATCTCTAGATCTAGGTGTCACGTGGTCAGCATTTATAGTGAATCCCTTTGGTGGTTCCATTATCCATAATTGTTCTTTCGGATCTGGTGTTTTTGTTGTCGTAGCTGATGGTGGGAAAATTGCTAGGTCAACAGACCTTGGTCTTACGTGGGGTTCTTTGATTGCTAACCCCTTTGGGGGAGCCACTAACATTCTAGGAATGGCTTTTGGAAACGGAGTATTTGTTGCTGGAAGTCAAAGTGCAACAATCGCACGTTCTGTAGACTTGGGAGTGACATGGGGTTCCCTAATAACGAATCCACTCGGCGGACAGCAGATATATTCCATGAGTTACAATTTTGGGATATTCCAGGCCGGCGCCGGTACTGGAGCCACAGCACGGTCCTACGACAACGGTCTCACGTGGGGAGGTCTAGTAACCAACCCATTCGGTGCCAACGCCATCTACTCCATCGCCTCCTCCCCCCAGACGACCCCCGGCACCGGCAACATAGTAGCAGTGGGAGTTGCCGGCTCCATCGCCACCGCGGGGTGGAACGAGATTTCCGACTCCATCGCCGCCCCCCTTCCCCAGACGGCGGCGGGGGTGGGGCAGTACGTTACATACTTGTCCGTTGCCTCTGTAACGCTCAACGCTGGGGGAACATGGATTTCATTTATCCAGAGATTTTCCGCTGTAACGGGGGTCTCGTCCGGACAATACGGAGGATTCGATGCCGGGGGAAATACTATCGGAGCCGCAGCGGCTAACCAAGTATGGAATGGATGGGCCTGGAGAATCGCATGACCGTAGACTTCACACAGCCGGTACTCCTGATGCTCGATGGCTCCTACGTGGTAGCGGTGTCGAACCCTAACTATCCGCAGTACAACGTTACGACAGACCGCGAGTTTTCCCCTCTGTTGCAGAGCATTAAGGACTGGCTGGCGGCGGGGAACAAGGCCGATCCGTACGTTACTCCGGAGCCCGTCCCTCTGGACCCGGTTGTCGCGGCGCAGATTCAGCTAGCGGCTCTGGTGCCGGACGTGATAGACGCACTCATCGCTCAAGCGCAAGGAACGGCTGGAAAAGGCGTGGTGCCGAAAGATGACCCGATAGCGGCATGGCAGGCGCTGAGGGCGCAGGTCAAAGGATAGGGAGGCAACGTGGCAGACTGGCATGAGATCATCAGCATCGTAATCAGCAGCCTTGCCGTGGTGGGCATCACGGCGCTCATGGCGTTCGGGAGGAAGTTTCTCGATGTCCCGAAGCAGGTCATCATCATCACCGCGGCGCTCTACCGGATCCTTCGGTCCAACAAGTACCAGGGGGTGGCGCTCCAGAAGATCGCCGTCGCCCTGAAGAACGGTTCGACCAACGGTGAGGCCGACGAGGCGGTGAAGGCCGTCCTCACAGATCAGGAGAGGACCGACGAGTTCCTGCGGAGGGCGGCGCTGGCACGCCCCGACAACCTTGCTGATCTGTTCAAAGAGGATGACGAATGATTTCGGGATGGTGGCAGACCGACCCTCTGCTGACGATGACCGAAGAGAAGTACGCCTGCGCGGTCCTCGACGGAATCTACCTGTTGCCCGACGAGTACACCCCGGAGATGGTCAACGAGCTCGTGGCCTCCCTCATTACGCAGAAGATCCTCGACCCCGACTGCACGATACGATCCTGGTCGCGCTTCCTCGCCTGCCTGCCCTCCAGCGAGACCGTGGTGAAGTACCCTCTCCAGTTCTCCAGAATCGCAGGCGCATCCTACCAGTGCGAGGACGACGAGAAGGAGATCCTGAAGGGGTCACTGTCAAACATCGGCGGGTTTCACTTCGTAGTTGGCGACGGCCGTCCGTTCACCAGCGTCGAACAGAATGTAGCGTGGGACTCCATGAACCGGCCCGATATCATGTCGAAGTTCTGGACTCTCGTGGAGAAGGTAATCGTCAAGATTGTCTAAGCTATCCCTGTAAACCTCTGAGCGCCCGCGCGCCCTGAGCGGTATCTTGGTTGGAGTTGTAGGAGTGCTGGCTACTAGATTCGGGCACAGGTTGAAGTGTGTGTCAATATGAAATATGTATGCGCGGATTGTATGGATATCCATGTATAAGTATGCACAGAATATATAAATATTCTTATGATGGGTAGTGATTTTTTGTGGTACAATCAACGTATGAAGTACTTCGTGATGTTCCTTTTGCTCTACGCCGCGTTCTTCATCGTGGCATGGATTTTTACGTGATGGACAAAACTTAGGTCGTGATGGACAAAACAACTCACTATGGGTCTTTCTGATACACACAGACTGACGTAAAGAAACGGCGTTGACAGGCCCCACCGGCATGATACTTTGTATGCAGGAGGGCACGAGAATGCCGATTTCAGGGACGATAGTTCTGGGTTCTGAGGCGATTCCCGCCTCTTCCAGCCCCAACCCGTACAAGATGTACTCCGTGACGAACCCCACGGGTGTCCAGCTCTACGGGTTCCTTCTGACCAACACCGCCAACATCCCCGTGAACTACACGATTTTTCAGGACTCCCTGAACAACGTGATCGCAAGCGGGACCATCGCGGCCCTCGCCGGGATCTCGCCGAGCGTTCCCGTAGTCCAGATCCTGTTGCAGGGGAACCTCGTCAACGGTGAGACGATCCTCGCCACGGCGAGCCAGGGGGGGGTGGTGCAGCTCGAAGTGGACGGTCTGGTCAATTTGGCCGACCCGAACACCCAGATGCTCCAGATGCTCATTATCATGTTCTCGGAGCTCGGGTTGGACATTCCCAACCAGGGGGCTGTGAACGTGGGCGGGTTCAGCTTCTAGCCGGCGTTGCCGGTGTCGTATCTTGACGGGGGTCAAGCCCCCAGGAGGAAACTCTAAATGGGTTTCAGTTTTCAGGGCAACATAGGCCCCACGATCGTCAACGACGGTTTCCAGGGCAACTTCGGGATCAGGGCGAGCCGTGATTCGTCCATGGTCATGCAGGAATCGCACGGCAAGTACTACGAGGGCCTTTCGAGGGGTCTCGTGTACAAGGCCACCACGCTGACGGCGGGCATCGCCCTCATCATCTCGGCCACCACGGGAAACCATCCCACGCTGTGGGTCCCCGCGGGAGGGATCTACAATGCCGAGTTCGCCCAGCTCACGCTGGCCCGTGTCTCGGGAACGGACGCCCCCGGTGCACTGTACTGGTGCTCGACGCTGGGCGCTGGTGCGGCAATCGCTACGGGCGGACCCATCGCCACCTTCACCAAGGTCGCGATCGTCAATGCCCTCGCGGGTGGAACTCCGGCCACGGACACCGTGAACGCCTTCTGGGCGCCGGCGATCAACACCTACACCGCGGCCCCCGTGTTCTGGTCCCCTGCCGGGATCACACTGTTCACGGGAACCGTCGCGGCGGTCATCGCGGAGATCCAGCTCTCCATCATGTACGACGGCGACATGGGCGTTGCTCCGAACGCGGCCCTCTCGCTGACCACGCAGGCGGCCACCTCCACGGCGTTGTACGCGGTGGAACTGACCTACGAGCTGGCGAGGGTCTAACCCTTGCCTCGGTTCACTCCTGGCGGGAATCACGTCAGGTTGCAGACCTTGAAGGTTCCGGGGGACGGGCGTTTCAACCCGTCCTCCAAGACCTTCTGCGAGAAGTGCTCAAGCCGGGATGGGCTTCACTTCGCGTACGCATACGGGAAACCGATGTTCCTCTGCGGGCTTCACTACCAGAAATGGTTCGACGAGGCGAAGAGGGACAAGGAGATGGTCCGACAGCAGCCTTTCCGGCAGCAGACAACCATCGACGGAGGCCGCGGCACTGTGGAGCAGTACCACGGTCCCCAGGACAAGAGAGTCTGGTGATTTCAAGGCTCGACGGTGATCTGCCGCCGATTCACAACGGGCCACGACCAAGGGTCGTGCGAGTGGCTACGAGGCCGCTCACCTTCAAGAAAGGAGTTCCAGATGAAGCTCATGGCCGAACGCCGGAAGCGCCACGGAAAGAAGTACTAGATACTTCACCGAAGCCGAAAGGCTAGCCGTCAGGCGGGGATTTCTTGGGTCCCCGCCTCGACGTGTATCTCAACACTTCAGGAGGTAGCATCCCATGACAGAGAAGGAAATCTACGACGAGTTTGAAGCCGGAGGGCGCGCGGTGCTGGAGAAGGCGAGGGCAGAGGCGGCGCTGATCGGCAAGGACGTGCAGGACATCATCGGCCCCATCGTGGCGGCGACTTCCGGCGCGGAGAAGACGGTGGCGAAGGACCTGGGGAAGTTCTGGAACGGGGTCCGCGCCGTGTGGGTGTGGCTGATGACCTTCTTCCAGTTCCTCGACTCCCCGGCGGACGCGAACGGCCGGAGCAAATTTTCCAGCAAGAGGCTGATTGCGCTCGCCTCGTTCGTGATCGGCATTCGTCAGCTCATCATCGGGGATCCTTGGGGAGCTCTCGGTTGCGGGGTCCTCACGCTGGTTTTGGCGGTGATCTCGGCGGTAACCCGGACATGATGAAGTTCTTCCGTGACCACAACGGAAAGAGGGCGATGTTTGGGGCGGCGCTTCTCGGTGCCGCGCTGGTGTCGTACTTCGGATTCCTAGCCGGGTTTTTCGAGAAGAGGTATGACTCCGCGCTCACGATGACGATGTTCATCACCGGTACGACCCTTCTCGGACTGACATCAATGGACAGGCACCCCCCCGTATGAAAGGCTGGTGGAAGGTTGCGATACCCTCGTTTCTCCTCGGCGCTGTTCTGTGCGGTGCTCTTGCTCTGCACTTCGCCGCTCGTTCAGGCGCAGACCTCAACAAGCAACTCGCCGACGCCAAGCAGCTCGTCATCGACAACGCAAAAGCTGACGCCGCAGGACTACGCGCAATCGCAGATCGACTTGGCGATAATCAGGGCACAGTCCAAAGCATCACAGCAAGCATTGACGGACGCCTTAGCGCAGAAGCAGATTATCGAAAACAACTTGGCGGACGCGACGCAGAAATACGACGACTTGCTGGCGAGCGTGACAGCGCACTCGGGAGACTCAACGACATACTTACAGCAGCTCTTGGAGGATATCCGGAAGCTGAAGCAGCAATTGGCCGACTCGCAGACTTCAGTAGTCGCGCTGCAAGTGAAATTGGAATCTCAGGTGACGGAGCTGGAAGCCAAGCTATCAAAGGCCCAGGTTGACGCGAAGGCACTGGAGCTCCAGAATGGGATTCTACGGATCGGACTCTACGGACTTGGACTACTGGCGGCGGGGGAGGCGGTCTACATCACTGGACACTCGCTCGGCGCCTGGAAGTAAAATCTTCGGTCGCCACGTTCACAGGCGCTGGGTAACCTTCCCCGGTGATGTGGGCGTTCCTCGGGGTGATCCGGCGCTACCTCCCGGGTCGCCCCTTCCTTTTTATGTAGAAAAATAATCGTATTTTTCTTTTGACATCAACCTCCTGATATGGTATAATCTCTCTATCTTAGGAGGTACCAATGGAAACGAAAACGATCCGCACTGGCTACTGCATCGTGGTCGCTGACCGTGGATTCGTCTACGTCGGAAGGATGACGTGGGACGGGGAGTTCGCCACGGTGGAGGATGCGAAAAACATCCGATATTGGGGGACGACGAACGGCCTCGGCGAGCTTGCCCTGAACGGACCTACGAGCAAGACGAAGCTGGACCCCGTGGGGACTGCCCGTATTCCCTGCCGAGCGGTTATCAGCATCATCGACACGGACGAGAAGAAATGGCTGTCCTCGAAGTAACTCTCGACGGGTCCGGGTCC